TCTGACAAGTAATCCCTAAGATTCTCCTTTTTATCTATTCCATACTTTTCGCGAAGTTGTTTTGCATTCATCCCGAATAGTACCTTGTAAATACAATTCGTGTATGCGGAATAGGCATGACCATGCATTCTTTCATTTTCTGTAGACTGCTGTAATGCCTTTGTGAGAGACTGCCGAACCGCGATACCTTTTTCCCTTTCGATTAGTTTTCCCTGTAAAGTACGTTCCATTGCATTGAACTGTTTTATGTACGCTTCTTTGAATTTCATTGCTTTCTCGCCTGTATATCCCATGGCAAGCATTGTAAAGCCATCACGTGTTACATAATACATTGGATAACTTCTCTTGTTGTTTTCAGACGAATATTTAGAGAACGCAAAATTGCGTTCTCTAAATTCCTGACTACAACCAAGCGCATCTATATCTCTTAATACATCGGCATGACGCTTGTTAAATGTTTCCGCTACATCGAGGCTGCTTACAACAGTTACTTCTGATTTATTGATTCTTTTGACTTCAACTAACATGACATCAATCCTTTCTGTTGACTATCGTTATTGTTCTATTATTAGTATGTGTTTTCACCGACAGATAAAAAATAAGCATACTGGAGTATTCCAGATGCCTATTCTACTTCTTTCTATTCTTATACAGTGCATTACAGGTCTTCTTCCCTGCATAGCTGCCTTTCTTCCACCCAAGCTGTTTCCAGTATCTTTCCAGCTTTTTCTGTGTTGCTGGTCCCCAATCTCCGTCTACTGCAATGTCTGTACCAGATGCCAGAGAATTTAGTTTTCCCTGCATCCACCGTATTGCATTTTTAGAGGAGGTCTTTTTTACGGTCGTGTATTTTACAGCCTGGACACCGATCGCCTTTTTAAAATTGTTCCATTCCTTGTTATCTGCTCCGACCCAAGGCGCCGGGCAGTCTTTTCCGTTCACATCCCAATGCCGAATAACACGGGATGCCGGAACACCGTACTTCTTCATGAGAAATTTTACGAGTTCGATTGTCTGTTCCCGAACATTCGCCGGAACTTTCCCAACGCTGTTGCACATTTCTACAGACAAGCTGTTTGCATTTGTACATTTTTTGTAATAGTTCCCAGCAGCTCCGGCAGTAGAATAACAACCACCTACCGCCCATGCTACCCGATTGACTGCTACAGACTTATAGACGTACTTTCCGCCGTCTACAAAATAGTGTGCAGAGGCATGCCGGTTTGCTACCTGGAAGTATTTGCAGTTGTTAAGTGCTGTATCTCCACTATTCCCGGTGTAATGCACCACGATGTAATCTATATCCTTTGTGCTTCTTGTCCCGCCGTAGTTGCTTTTGTGGGCAAACTTCTTTCTAAATTTCAATCCCATTTGCTACTCCTTCCTAAAAAAAGAGAGCGATTACTCGCCCTCTGATCCTTCTATAATTCTTGTGAACGCCTGGTGTAATCCGGTGCTTGCCAAGCCTGTTACGGCACCGTAGACTACATTATCCAGGGTAAGGCCACTCCCTGCCACGCAAGATATAAATGCGCCTGCTACCGCAAGAATCATTGGTATGTATTTGTTTGGAATCATGTCCAGCGACTTTTTGATTATGTATCCAATTACAAGACAAGCTACTAAAACAATAGGTACAAAATGGTCAAAAACAAAATCTAAATTCATTATTCTCCTTCTTTCTGCCTGATCTCCAGGCTTGTAATTCTAATTTCATGGTTGTCGATGGCATCATCCTGTTTTTCGTTATGCTGCCAAATGCGTTCCCTAGCTCGATGATTTTTTAATTCCATTTCATCAAAGTCCTTTCCGAGAACGTCTATTTTACTGATCAGCTTCGTGATTGTCGTATTAAGCTTTAATAGCGGTGTAACAATCGCTATAACAAAGCTTGCCAGTGCAACAATCACTAGAAAGACTCCCCACTCTGTCACTTTTCTCTCCCTTCCTAATTTTTGTAAAAGAAAAAGACCGTTTCCGGTCCTGCCCGTATTTCCATGTATATTCTCCTGATGCGAAATCGCAACTAAAAAAGGACCATGGGTCCTTAACTAAATTCTGAGTTAGTTAATTAAAATATAAAATAGCATACTGAATAGTAATATTGTTTACCGCAGCCTGAGGCAAAATCTGGATAGATCCGCTCTGATAACGCAACTGCAATACTACGTTTGTATTACTCCATGCCGCGATCACCGCAAGTGGCGTTTTTCCTATTGCTGGGGCATCAATCCATGTATTCCATGTCCCTGCTATCAGCGGGGTTGAGACGGTCCCCGATCCTGTGTAACAACCTATTGTAGATGGTTTTAACGTATCTAAAGCCGAATTTAGTTCAGTAATGGCTCCGACCACTTCTTTCGATGTCGTCGTTAAATCTGCCGGATTTCCAATGTCCTGCTCCAGTTGTGTAATAGAGTCGTAATTTGCGTTTATCGCCGCAACGGCACTCTTTTTATCCGGAGTCTTAAGAGATGTCAAATCTCCTATCTTTTCAACAATATCCAAAATCCAGCGCTTGAATCTACCAAACAGGTTTGCGATAGAATCCCCAGATTGGGGTTCTTGATATACCTCCGGAACTGTAAAATTGATTGTGCTATTTCCATCTACAATGCCTTCTGGTCCTGGAGGCCCCTGTGGACCAACTTCTCCGGTTTCCCCTTTTGGCCCAGTCTCCCCAGTCGCTCCTACGACCTTTCCTAAATCTATCTCTGCCATACTTTTTTACCTCCTAAATTGTTAAAATTAAATGGCCGGCTTCGTTGATTTTCATATCCGGTGGAGTTGTCCCGTCGGGGTATATCAGGTATAAATGTCCTTCCCGGATTTCAAATCCGTATTGCCCCTCCATTGTCGTTACGATACCGTTTGTCCCTGGTTCACCCTGTGGTCCCGGCGGACCAGTAAACTCTCCTGCATCTTTCCGGCTTACAAGATCTTCCGCCACTGCATTTGCATTGTTTGCCGCAGACTCCGCAAGTGTAGATTTTTCTACTGCTTTTTGTGCAGATGAATTTGCATGTTCTGCCGCTGATTCTGCATCCGCAACAGCTTTCTTTACGTCCGCCGTAAGCGTTGCCACCACTTCTCCGGTATGAGCGTCTATAATTTCGACCACATCTTCTGAGAAAACAAGCTGCTTTGTCTCCCCCGGAGTAAAGCAAAAGTGTAACTCCCCCGTATCCAGCGATGCAGCAAATTCCGCCGGCAACAACTTGTTTGGGTCCAGCTTAATCACCGGTCCTCTCCTGATCTGAATAGCCATTTTATTTTCTACCTCCATTCCTCTACGACATATATCCGGTCACATTTAGTACAGCCATGACCGCACCAGATTTTTGTAGGCACCCCATTTGTGTCGTAGGGATGCTGTCCGCAGACATGATTAAAAATCTGTTATACTTATTTACCTCAATCCGGTCCTTTATATTAATGCTGCGTTTTATCTCTGTCCGATGAGATTGTGCAGTTGGTAGACTTGCAGTGAATCCATTCGCTCCGAAGGCTCCTGAAATCTCCTCAAGGTCATCATCGCTAGGTTCTGCCTGCCCACCAGCATAGGCTGCCCAATAGTAGTTTTCCGGATTTTCAACTTTATAGAGTCTTACATTGCGGGCGTACCCAACAAAATTACTGCCGATCAGAGGCGCATGAGTCAACGTAACATACGCCTCCGTGATTACAAACCCCGGCGGGATGTAAACGTCAATGGTATTTTTAGTTCGTACATTCGGCTCGAGAAAAAATCCCAAGAGATTCATCCCGGGGTTTCCGCTATCCCCAGTGTTTGCGAAGGAAAATGTGCTCAAGACCCCATTTCCGCCGATCAACTTGGCCCCGTTTTGGAGGGTAATCCCGTCCTTTCCGAGTCTAACGAGGGTGTTTCCCGCCGCATCCTTCACATTGAGGGTCCCGTCTGTGTTATCCTGACCGCCGACAGTGATCCAGTCTGCATTGATCCCAACCGCGGATAAGATATTTAAAACGGCATTCCCATCCTTCGTGATACCGGACGTGTAGGTTTCCCCTCCATCTAGGCTGACTGCGAATCCTTCTAGCGTCATCTTCCAGATCACTGTAGACTTTTCCAGTTCAGAGCTATCGTGCATGTAATAGATTGTACCTCCGGCCGAATCAACCTCCTTCGTCTGATAAAGTCCCATGGCGTTTGCCATCAGGTTATTTAATTTTCGGATTTGCACATCATAATTACTAACCTCCTCCTTGGCTTTCTCCTTCATTTTTTGTACTAGTTTTGCGGATGTATCAAATCTTGTTGAATTGTTCTCACTCTGAGATTCTGCCGGTGCTACGATCGTCATATCCCCTCCGACGGTGTAGGAAAGCTCCTCTATTATAGTAGGATACGAATTTCCATTCCGGTCCGTTACAATCGCTACATCCCCGGCTTCGATACTCGGATTGGGGAAACAGGTTATATTCAAAGGGCGGTATTTTAACCCGATAAGACCATTTCCTATCAGGGATACAGCCTTTTCCCCGTCGTTCACCAATACATTATTTTCTATTCGGATCACGTACCCTTCTTTTCCGTAGCTGAATGTTATGTCCTCGCTGTCTTCTCCTCCATCCTCGGTAACCTTTGTTATTGTCGCTGATAGCTCCACCCCTGTAATTAAAATATCATCGGTTTCAATCGTGGCATTCACCAGGTTGTATATACTATGGTAATTGTCGAACCTCTCAAAATTTCCTCCGTCAATTCGCTTTCCTTGATAGTGTATGAAGTCCCCTCCATCCAGCTTATCACCGTCTGCGTATTTCTTTGTCCCATCATCCGTTAAGTTAAAGCTGCCCCCGTCATAATCCTTTTCAAAGATTCCAACCGGATACCATTTTAGTTCCAGGGCCCCTGCATAATTTATCCGGGCAAAACAAACGGACAGTTGAGCTGCGCTAGAGATCACCTCACGAAACGTGATATTATCGTCGTTCGGGCGTTTCGTAATCGTATAATCGCTGTTTGCAAAATTTGTACTTTGCAAAGGGACCCCGCAAACCTGGCAGGCATCAAGTATAATCTCCCGCAGCGTAGCGGGATAAACAAGGTGGCTGTGAACATAACTTTTGTCAAAGAGGGTCATTTTGTCGAGTGCCTCAATTGTGATTACGTTCTCGCTTGCTTTCGCGGTATCCGTTGTATAGACCCCTTTTTGAATCCACTCCGTACTCTCTGTCTCATTCTCCAAGTCCTCGAGAACATACCCGACGAAGACTACAAACTCGGCACCAGTAAAATCGTACTCGTCAAATTTATGCTCGAAATTGTTGAGGATCAAGGTGCATTTGTTTATCACCGCACCTCCGACCTCAAAAGAGGAGGAGTCCCCCACGCTGTCGTCGATGGACAGGCCTCCCTCCATGAGATCGTCGTCAGTGATTTCCAATATAGCTCCTGACCTAAAGGTGACTTTTGCCTTTGCGGTCAGGTAGCCTTTTTCATAGATATTTTGTTTAAACCGGTCTGTTGTGATATTCATTTTCCACCTACACTTCTATAAAATCAAAGGCAATCCCGGATACATATGCCGTTAGCTTGCCTGCTACCTTCTTCACTGTCAAAAAACCGGTGCAAGACTTGTCTCCTGTGTAACATTTTCTCGTCATAAACTTGTTTTCCTTTAGGTCATAGAATGTTACATCCATATACACCGGATCAGCTGCGGCTTTTAAGAGTTTCGACGCATCTGACAAGGACAACGGCGGCCACTTGCATGAAATTTTTCGAGCCTGCGTCACCCTTTTTTTAATCATTCGTCCTTTCATCGTTCTTCCTGAGTCCTCACTAGAGATGTCATCCAACTCCCAGCCGTATCCCTCCAGGAGAGGGTCCGGCATGACAACTCCGTTGATTTTCAGAATACCTAATTCAGCCATTTTTTACTCTCCTTTCTACGTAAATCGGACGGTTGGATGTTTCCTTCTATCGAGTTTTCGTTGTCCTTTTAGATTTGCCTTCGCGATCTGCTCACTGTCGATATAGAATCCCATAGATGCCAAGGCGTCTATGAGACGGTCAACTTCGCGCCACAGAATCTCCTCCAGGTCCCTGCGAGTTAATGAACCGCCACTGTTTCCAAAGTGTCCGGCCAGCTCTCCCGCTACCCGGTTAATCCACTCTGTATTCTTTTCCAGAGGCACCACGGCTTCTTTTCCGGCTTCCCCCATCATTGCGAGAGTTGGCTGGTCGACAACACCACCTTTTGCCAGGTACGGGATCTGAGGTGTGCTAATAGTTGGCATCCACCCGAACGGTTTCTTTCCAAGGATGCTGACGCTTTTTATAGACCGTAAAGCAGAATTTATTCCATTAAACGGAATTGATATTACCCGGTTAATTCCCCGTATCAGCGCATTTACAACACTCTTAAGACCATTCAAAATTCCGTCCTTAATCCCGGAAAAAACCTTCCCACCTTTCGAGAATACGTTTTTCACAGCCGTCCATGCTGCGGAGAATTTTCCCCGGAACCAGCCCGCGATATCACCAAATGCGCCCTTGATCCCCTTCCAGATCCCCTGAAAGAACCCTTTTACTCCTGAAAAAGCGCTCCTGATCTTCTGAACAGCTTGTGAAAATTTTGTTGAGAACCACGTTACGACATTCGCAAATGCATTCGTGATCCCAGACCATATGCCCTTAAAAAAAGCAGCTACCGAAGAAAAAGCAGTCTTTATTCCCGTAACAGCCAGGGTAAATTTTTGTTGAAACCACGTCCCGATGCCTGAAAATATAGACTGGATTCCTTCCCAGAGGCCAACAAAGAAGCCGCCGATCGCACTAATCGCAGTACCTATCGCGTTCTTAATCGCGTTCCAGACAACCAAAGCCACCGCCTTGATTTTGTCCCAGTTACGATATAAGAGGACTCCGACCGCGACTACAGCAGCTATTGCGGCCACAGCAATTCCTGCCGGACTGGCTAAAGCCCCAAAAACAGTGGGTATATATTTCAGGAGGCCTCCAGCCGCGGATATTGCCGGGGACAGAAACCTAAAAGCGTTTACCGCGGTCTTAACTACGCCCACACCTTTGCTGATAGCCGAGAAAACCCCGGTTGCAACTTTTACTGCTGCAAATGCCGCTGCTACGCTTCCCAGAACGGTTACTATTGTCTCCAATACAGGTTTGCCGCTTCCCATAAGCCAGTCAACTAAACCTGTCAACTTACCCAGTACCCAACCGACAGCATCCATGACTTTCGCCAGTGCAGGCGCAAGCACATTGATAAGCCCATTTGCAAACGGGGCAATAAAGTTGGTAAAAATAAATCCGGCCAGCTCAAGGATCTTCGCCCCGAGTGTTACAAAGCCAGTGAATAGGTGCTTCCCCCCGTTGTCCCATACCCAGATTAACTTTTCTGAGAGATTTTCCAGTACGCCTGAAATGGACTTAAGCACCCCCATAAAGGTATCTGCCACAGAGGGACCAATTTTACCCCATACTTCGTTAAGCGTGCTACCTACACGGTGCAGAAAAATAAGTACGTTATTAAAAGCATTAGCGATACTCTGTACGATCTGTGTGCCGATGCTGCCCTTATTCCATGCTGTTGCGAACGTGTTCGCTACATTTCCGATGAACTTTAGAATGTCCTGAATAATGAGCAGGATGTTTGTTAGGATCTTCGTTCCCGTTCCATTTGTCCAGACCTTTAAAAAGCTACTGCCGATCGACTTAATCAGGTTCCAGATCCCATTCAGCGCGAATTTCATTGCATTAATTGTATTCTGGCCCTCTTTCGCCCAGGCCTCCTGAAATGGTTTAAAAATTTGCGCCATCAGGGCCTTGAACTTTTTCACC